CGCTCCTGTAGGGGGCTGGTGGGCAATCAATAAAGGTACAGGTGACTTCAAGTATGTCTCTGCAGCTAACGTAGACAAAGAGAAAGTCTTAGATGAGATGAAGGCTACAGTAGCTTACATTGACGAAGACAAACCTTTCAAGCGTTGCTTTGAGGCAGAGCCTGAGACCTTCTATAAGAAGCCTACAGGCAACATAAAGCTTAGTAGGGCCTGTGGCTTCTGTGATTACAAACAACGTTGTTGGCCTCAGTTACAGACTCTTCCCTCTGTAATGTCTAAGGCTAAGGAGCCACCAATGGTAGACTACGTACACATTGAAGTTCCACAATAAAGGAAGATACCGCAGCGGTTTAGAGAAAGATATTGCTGCGGTACTCAAAGAGAACCAGAAGAAAGTTAGGTACGAGGCTCTAAAGATTGAGTGGGAAGACTTAAGATATAGAACCTATACGCCTGACTTTGTACTAGACAACGGCATCATAATAGAGTCAAAGGGTATCTTTGATAGTGATGACAGACGAAAACACCTAGAGATACAGAAGCAACACCCAGAGCTAGACATACGATTCGTGTTCAGCAATGCTAAGGGTAAGCTGTACAAGGGTGCTAAGTCTAGATACTTTGAGTGGTGTGACAAAAATAACATACTATGGTCTCATAGAGTTATCCCTAAAGAGTGGCTTAAGGAAAGAGGTAAGCCTATCCTAGCAGATAGAATACCCCTTAAAGTAAAGAGGAAAAGTTAATGGGTGACAGACCTAAGAAAGGCAAAGAAGCACTAATCATAGCTCCAGGTGAGGTTGCTTTAATTATCCAAGCTATTGATTGGGATGCAGCAGATGGCTGGGATGGTGAGATAAAAACTAACATGGTCATGAACTCAGATGGTGATGTACCTTTAGAAGTTACGGGGCACATGGTAGAAGTATTAACTATGATGACAGCTTTTCTTTCTGTATCAGATGACCACCCTGAAATCTATGACATTGTAGAGATGAGAAGAAATGAGCTTTTGGGCCTTGACATAGTTGGTGGAGTACATGATAACAAAGAGAGTGTAACTAAAGTGGGTAACGTCTACACAATAGACAAGTGGACTAAGACAAAAGGGGACTGCTAGTATGGATGACTTAGAAGAGAACACTACCTATGATCCTGTAAATAGACCAGCGCACTACAATCTTGGTGGTGGCGTAGAGTGCATTGATTACATCAAGCAGGTACTAGGTAATCAGGGTTTCATAGCGTACTGTCAAGGTAATATGATTAAGTATCAACACAGGTACAGGTATAAGAACAAGCCCGTGGAAGATATGCAGAAGGCACAGTACTACTTAAATAAAATGCTAGAAACTATGAGCGAGGTACACAAATGATTACACAGGATGACATAGATGGTTTCACCGCTGAGCCAGTAAGCCCCCTAGAGTACTCAGAGTTTGTAGAGAGTATGATAGTAACAAAACCAGAAGATAGGTTAATGGAAAACCTGCTAGGTCTTTGTGAAGAAGTAGGTGAGCTACACGGTAAGATGAAGCGTATGCTAAGAGATGACACTTTCAACATAGGAGACATCCTTTACGAGTGCGGAGATATTTTGTTCTACACTACTTCAATATCTAATTACTTTGACAGTAATCTGCAACAGATAATGGAGATCAACATGTCTAAACTAAAGGATCGTGCTAAACGAGGTGTTATCAAGGGCAGTGGAGATAGAAGGTAATATTATGAAGTTTCATGTTAACGTATTGGTTAAGGTTGATCCAGAGGAAAACTTTCTACCTATTGACGGGTTAAATGAAGATGCAGTTGCAGATGTTATAAGAGCCTTGCTATACGATGTAGATGGCTTAATTATAGAGAATATAGAGGTCTTAGAGAAATGAACAACCACCTACCAACAGACTACCAATCATTTATTCACAAGTCACGGTATGCTAAGTACTATGACGGTGAAGGTCGGGAGTCATGGGATGATACAGTAACACGATACTCAGTAAATATAATCCGTGACTTAGTTGACGCAGAGACAAAGTATAAACTAGAGCAAGCTATACTGGGCTTAGAAGTAATGCCTTCTATGCGTAGCTTAATGACAGCAGGTTCAGCAGCAGAACGTGACAACACCTGTATGTATAACTGTAGCTTCCTACCCGTAGATGACCTTAAGTCCTTCGATGAGGCTATGTTTATCCTCCTCTGTGGCACTGGCGTTGGCTTCAGTGTAGAAAGGCAGTTCATCACTAAGCTTCCAGAGGTGCCTCAACTCTTCCAGAGCGAGACTAACATCGTTGTCAGGGATAGTAAGGAGGGGTGGGCTAAGTCTTTGCGTCAATTGATTGCGCTCCTATATAGTGGTGAGATCCCAACGTGGGACGTATCTAAAGTACGTGCAGCTGGCGCACCGCTTAAAACGTTTGGTGGTAGGGCTAGTGGCCCAGCACCACTTGTAGACCTATTTAACTTTACTATCAACACATTTAAGAAAGCAGAAGAAAGAAAGTTATCTTCTATTGAGTGTCACGACATCATGTGTAAGATTGGTGAAGTAGTAGTAGTCGGTGGTGTACGCCGTAGTGCTATGATATCATTGAGTAATCTATCAGATGATCGTATGCGTTCAGCTAAGTCAGGCTCATGGTGGGAGAACAATCCACAACGTGCCTTGGCTAACAACTCTGTATCCTACACTGAGAAGCCTGATAGCCTGTCGTTTATGCGTGAGTGGATGTCTCTGGTTGAGTCTGGCTCTGGTGAGCGTGGTATCTTCAACCGTGAAGCATCTAAGAAGCAAGCAGCTAAGAATGGTAGACGTGATCCTAACTATGACTTTGGAACTAATCCTTGCAGTGAGATCATCCTACGCCCATACCAGTTTTGTAATTTAACAGAGGTAGTAGTACGTGCTACTGATACTATTGATACTCTATCAGAGAAAGTACGTCTTGCTACCATCTTAGGTACAATTCAGGCTACCTTCACTAAGATGCCTTACTTGCGTAAGCTTTGGCAGACAAACACAGAAGAAGAGCGTCTACTAGGCGTGTCACTCACAGGTATCATGGATAACCCACTCATGACACTCAAGAACAAAGGATTGGATAAGACCCTTGAGCATCTTAAGTCTATCGCTGTTGCTACTAATGCTGAGTGGGCTGAGCGCCTTGGCATCCCTGTCTCTACTGCTATCAGCTGTAATAAACCTTCAGGTACGGTATCACAACTGGTTGATTCCAGTAGCGGTATTCACGCTAGGCACTCACCCTATTATATTCGTACTGTACGTGGTGACAACAAAGATCCTCTAACACAGTTCATGAAGGATCAAGGCGTCCCTAATGCACCAGAGGTATTCAAGCCTGACCAAACAACGGTGTTTAGCTTTCCGATGAAGGCTCCAGAGGGCGCAGTATGTACTGCTGACATGTCTGCTATTGAGCAGCTTGAAATGTGGTTAGCCTACCAGCGTAACTGGTGTGAACACAAACCATCTGTCACTATTAATGTGAAGAATGATGAGTGGTTTGAAGTAGGTGCTTTTGTGTACAAGTACTTTGATGAGATGTCAGGCGTATCATTCCTGCCATTCAATGATCATACGTACCAACAAGCTCCTTACCAAGACTGCGGCAAGAGTGACTATACAATGCTTAAGTCATTAATGCCAAAGTCTATTGACTGGTCTAAGCTTTCAGAGTATGAAAGTGAAGACAACACTGCAGGTAGCCAGACATTAGCGTGTTCAGGTGACTCCTGTGAAATCGTAGACCTAGTATAAACATAAAGGAAATAAAACATGTTAGAATCATTATTTATCGGCTTAGTCACACTCTTCATCTCTATGGGTGTAGTAGAAGAAGTTGTAGTACCTGCAGCCACTAAAGCAATTGAAGTAGCTACACCTGTAGTAGAACAAGTAATAGAGTATGTTCTGCCTTCAACACCAGAAGAGTAGCCCCCTCACCTAAGCAAGTGTATAAACTGCTTACATAACTCTAGGAGACAAGATGTATACTATCATAACTCGTGAGCAATGCAACTTCTGTGATGCTGCTAAGGCTATATTAAAGGGTAAAAGCTTTCCCTACACAGAATATAACGTACATTTGCCTAGCTCTAAGTGGGTACTAACCTTACTTAAGAGGACTAGCATGACTACAGTACCACAGATATTTGGACCTAAAGGTGAATTGATTGGAGGATATACAGAACTAAAGGAGTTACTAAAAGGAGATGATCGTTGATTAGAAGTTGTACAGTGTGTGATGTCGCTTTAGAATTAGGTTCTAATTGGAGTGAGTCACGAGCAAGGCAAAAAAAATACTGGTGTACAAATTGTCAAAAGAAAGACAATGATAATAGGATGTATGTTAATGGTAAACATATATCCAGAAACCATCCTTTATATAAACTAGGAAGGTACAAGACGTTTAATGACGCAGCCTTTGCTGGTACTTATAAGTTAGACTCTATCAAAGAGGGCTACGTCTACGTCATAACTAATAAAGCATGGCCTGAGTGGGTTAAGATAGGTATGGCTATTGATGCAGAGGACAGGCTCAATGGATATCAAACAAGCAGCCCTATGCGTGACTTTGTATTAGAGCATTCTGTTGCATCTAATGATAGGCGTATGTCAGAGAAAGAGGCACACACAAGGGCCTTACCTTTGTCGCTTGACTCCAAGGGAGAGTGGTTTAAACTGTCGGTAGAACAGGCAATAACAATACTGGATAACTTAAATGAACACGGATACACTAGAGCCACCAAAGAAGCCAACCCGATCCCGAAGGAAGACAACTTACAAGGGAGCCTCTTCTAAGCCTACCTCTGGCATTGTACCTAAGACTGACAACCAAGCCAAACTAATTAATGCCATAGCCAGTAGCAAACAGGTGTTGATCCTTGGTCCTGCTGGTACTGGTAAGACTTACGTTACTGCTACATGTGCTGCAGACTTGTACACCCTCAAAGAGATAGACAAGATTGTTATCACTAGGCCCCACGTAGCTGTAGGTAAAGACATAGGCTTCCTACCAGGTACACTTGAAGAGAAAGCTCAGCCTTGGGCGCTACCTGTGTTAGACGTACTGGTTAAACATCTAGGGCGTGGTGCTGTTGATACAGGACTGAAGGCGGGTAACATCGAAGTAGCTACACTGGCGCTCATGCGTGGGCGTAGCTTTGATGATGCATTCATTATCGTAGATGAAGCACAGAACATTGAGATACCAGAGATCAAGATGCTACTCACCCGTGTTGGTGAAGGTAGTACTATTGTACTCAACGGTGATATACAGCAGTCTGACTTAAAGGGTACGTCTGGTCTAGCTAAGATCATACACCTCTCTAAGAAGTACATGCTAGATGCACCAGTAGTTGAGTTTGGTATTGATGACATTGTGCGTAGTGGTATATGCGCAGAGTGGGTCAAGGTGTTTATGAAGGAGGGTTTGTGATGACCTTTAAGAACAAAGCAGAAAGACTAGCCTACCGTCAATCTCTCATAGACTCCTATGAAGCTGAAGATGCAAGAAAGAAAGCCCTTAAGAAAACTTGGCGAGAGAATAATAAGGATCTTATAAAAGAGTACAGTAAGACCTATTATGCTGATAATAGAGATGCAATGCTCTCCAAAAGTAAGTCTTGGCAAGAAGAAAACAAAGAGTACTGGGCAGACTATCAAAAGTCTCATTATAGCAACAACAAGGCTTCTGTGGACGCTGCTGGAGCAAAACGCAGAGCCTTAAAGCGCAAACAGATACCTGTACACCTACGGGACTGTCCTAATGAGAAGCAACGCTTAGTAAAGACATACAAGCTGCGTAACATCCTCAGCGAAGCCACAGGAGTACAGCACCATGTAGATCATATGTGGCCTCTCAATGATGGTGGGCCACACTGGAGTGGTAACTTACAGGTCATACCTGCAAAGGAGAACCTAAGTAAGAGTGCCTCTGTCTGTGAAGATACAAAGGCT